AAATGAAAATAATTTGTAACTGCTTGATAATCAATAAGTTTAATTTTAATCAAAAGGTGGTTGCAGGGGGTTGCACAACTGAAAGTACGCAAGTACGATAAAAACTCTCTATACTACTACTACATGAAATATATTATGTGTGTGTGTAAATGTATGATGTGCGACACACAGTAAAAAAGTTTTGAGAATAAAAATAAAAAATTTATCGTTTTATCGTACTATTTTAGTTAATTGCTTAATTTCATTGGCTTTAAACCGCAACGCAAAACAGTACAAATGAGTACAAAAAAATATTTTTCGTACTTTGTAATTTGTATTGAATTTAATTGTATATTTGCAAATGTTGTGTGGTAGCAACTGTAAAAACATTACTTAAAAACCTTCATTCTGAGAGCCTACCACCTCAAAGTTTGAAGGTTTTTGCATTAATATAAACTATGAAAGTAAACTATTTCGCTAACAAAAAATCAGTAAGCCCCGATTTAAGACCTAAAGATGCCACCTATTATTTAGATAGGATTCAAAATGGCAAGCATGAAAAAATAATAAAAGACTTAAGAGCTGAAATAGATCCTGATAAAAAAGTTTTAATAAAAGGTTCTTTATCCGCTGTTACTTTTTGTGGAACATTTACAACTAGGAAAAAAGATGCTTTAAAACAAGGCTCTGGACTTGCTATATTAGATTTTGATAAGTTAGATAATTTATTAGAATATAAAGAAAAACTAAAATCTAATCCTTTAATTTTTGCTTGTTGGATTAGTCCAAGTGGAAATGGTTTAAAAGCCTTAATTAGAATACCTATCATTCAAAGTGATGAAGATTATAAAAGTATATTTAAACAAATAAAAGAAATTTATCCTGATATTGATGATAGTGGTAAAGATATTAGTAGGCTTTGCTTTGAAAGTTATGATCCCGATATTTATATTAATTTAGAGAGTAAACTATTTATACCAGCTTATCCTGATAAAGCTATTGAAGTAGTAAATTTAGGCTCAATAACTAATATTCCTTTAATAGATAATGATGAAATAGCCAATAGATTAATAACATGGTTTAAAAAGAAATTTGATAGCTCTGCAAGGAATTCAAGTCTATTCAAGTTAGCTATTGCCTTTAATGATTTTGGTGTATCTAAAATGATTTGTGAGCGTTATTTAATGTCTTTTTGTGAAAAGGATTTTAATGAAGTAGAAATAAAATCATTAATTGATTCAGCTTATAAAAGTTCAGCAAACTTTGGAACTAAACAATTTGAAGATAAGCAAAAGAGAATGCAAATTGAAAATGTTGTTTTAAGTGGCAAAAAAGATAAAGAGATATTTGAAAAATACAAAGAAATTGATGTTGAAAAATTAACTGCTGAAATAAAACTAATTAAAAATAATATAAAATTTGATGAATTTTGGAGCTACAATGATAAATCTAAATTAGAAATTTCAGCATATCGTTTTAAGTTATATTTAGAAAGTTTAAATTATAGAAAATACTATCCAACTGAAAAAACAAAGACGTTTATTTTTGTAAAAAAAGAAAATAACTTTATTGACATTATAACTGAATTCCAAATAAAAGATGAAATATTAAATAATTTAATTATAAATAATCAATTAGATGCCTTTGATGTTGCTGCTGAAAATTTAACACTATTTTCATCTAAATATTTATCAATGATTGATACAGCGGATGTAAAGATGGATAAAGATACTACCAATTATGCAATGCTTTATTATTCAAATTTAGCTTTAAAAATTACTAAAAATAATATTGAAAAAATTAATTATGAAGATTTTGAAAATTATGTATGGAAATCAAATATTTTAAATAGAGAGTATATTGATGTAGACCACCACGATAGTCAATTTAGGAGTTTTATTTGGTTTGCCAGTGGTCAAAGTAAAGAAAAATATAATACAATGAAATCAGTTATTGGTTATTTATTACACTCTTATAAGACTTCAAGTAATAACAGGGCAATTATATTTAATGACGAAACTATTTCAGATGCTCCAAATGGTGGTAGTGGAAAAGGTATTATTATTAATGCTATTTCTAAAATGAAAAAGACATCAACTATTGATGGAAAAACTTTTAATTTTGATAAAACTTTTCCCTTTCAAACAGTTAATACAGATGCTCAAATATTAGCGTTTGATGATGTTAGGAAAAACTTTGATTTTGAAAGACTATTTAGCGTAATTACTGAAGGCATAACTATTGAATATAAAGGTAAAGATGCTATAAAAATACCAGTGCAGGATAGCCCGAAAATTATTATAAGCACAAATTATACTATCAAATCAGATGGCGGTTCTTTTCAGCGTAGAATATTTGAAATTGAAATGTCGGACTATTTTAGTGCTAATTTTACTCCCTTAGATAAATTTGGCAATATGTTATTTGATGATTGGAAAAAAGATGAGTGGGCAAGGTTTGACAAGTTTATGATTAATTGTTTGCAATATTATTTAGAAAACGGATTAATAAAATCAAAAACAAATAATTTAGAACTTCGTAAATTTATTAATGAAACAAGTCAAGAATTTTATGAGTTTGCTTTAACTGATAGTTGCATAAAATTAGATATCAGAATTGGTAAAAATGAAATATTGAATGAGTTTTATTTAGAATATCCTGATGCAAAGAAATTTGTAACTAATCGAACTTTTATGAAGTGGGTTAAAAAATACTCTGATTATAATAAATTAAACTATTCAGAGGGTAATAGCAATGGACAGCGTTGGTTTACTATATCTAAAGGAATTACTGCAAATATTGAACCTATTAATTTTGATGAAACACCTTTTTAATTATGCTTAGAGATTATCAAATGCAATCAATTCAAGATATTGAAAATTGCACAGAAAAAAACATATTATTACAATTACCTACTGGAGCAGGAAAGACATTTACATTCTGCGAGATTGCCAAAAGGTTTTTTGCTATTGAAGTTAAAAAGATACTAATTTTAGTACATAGGACTGAATTACTTGAACAAGCAAAAAAGTCTTTAGGCGAAAGATGTTTCTCAATTTCAGATGGAATAAAGGTAATACCTAATAATTATGATTATTATATAGGTATGGTTGAAACAATACATAGAAGGATTAATAAACTTCCAAAGTTTGGGCTTGTTATTATTGATGAGTGCCACATTGGAAACTTTAAAAAGATGCCTTTTTTTACTGATGAAAATGTAAAAGTATTGGGTGTTACTGCCACACCAATTGGAACTGATCCTCTTTGTAATGTATATCAAAAATTATTAATGCCTACTACAATTTCAAATTTAATTGAAAGTGGTTATTTATTAAACGCTAAAGCTTATGGAGTTGCATCTGATGTTGTTGGTGTTCAGAAGTTTAAAACAAAAGGAGGCGATTTTGATACAAATCAATTAGACCAGTTTTATTCATCAGAGCAAATGGTTTTTAATGTATTAAAGGCATACAGGGAATATTCTTTAGATAAGAAAGCACTTATATTCAATGTTAATATTAACCATAATAATTGTGTCTATAATGCTTTTAGAAACGACGGTTATAATGTTTATTATTTAGACGGATTAACTCCTGCAAACGAAAGGAAGGATATACTTCAAAAGTTTAAATTAGAAGATGATGCCATACTATGTAATGTTGGTGTGCTTACTACTGGCTTTGATGAGCCAAGTGTTAAAACTATATTCTTAAACAGAGCAACTAAATCACTTGCTTTATATCTTCAAATGATTGGCAGAGGTTCAAGGCTTTATGAAGGTAAGGAGCATTTTACAATAATAGATTTAGGTAAAAATACTGATAGGTTTGGTTTTTATGATGACTATTACGATTGGGAAAAGTATTTTAAACAAGGCACTAAATCAGATGGTAATGGAGTTATGCCATCAAAAGAATGTCCAAAGTGTAGTTTTATTCAACATACAAGAAAGTTGATATGTGAGAATTGTGGCCATAGTTTTGAAGAAGAAAAAGCAAAGCAAGATGCACAAGAAAAAGAGCAGAAACTATATTTGCTTATCAAAAAAAATCCAATTGATATTCCATTAGATAGATTATTTGCTTTAAGAAAAGAAGGTAAATTTAAAAGTGATTATGCACCTTTATTTCAAATCGCAAAACTTATTGTTAATTATCAAAATAAGCATAAGGATATAATTACTGACCAATATTGTGAAAGTTTAGCGATTATTGAATTATCTAAATGGTGCAAAGAATATAATAAGAAGAATAATAAATGGCACAAAGATTTAATAATAAAAGCTATAAATAATGAAAAGCGAAAACAACTTACAAGCTGAAATTTACAAATGGTTTAACAACAACTATTGTTTAAAAAATATGAATGATAGGGGTTTAATTTTCAGCATCCCCAACGGTGGAACTCGGAATATTAGAGAAGCTATGACTTTTAAAGCTACTGGCTTATTAAAAGGAGCGTCTGATTTGGTTGTTATATTCCCTAATGGTAAACTATGTTTCGTGGAACTCAAAACAGATAAGGGAGTGCAAAGTAGCGAACAAAAGGATTTTGAGTGTCGAGTGTCGAGTTTAGGGTTTGAGTACCATTTAATCAGATCACTTGAAGAATTTAAGTTGTTAACTTTAAAAAATATTTAATACATTTGTATTTAATTAAATAATTTATTTTAATTATGGATAATAGAAAAAATAACGGAGCTGCTAAAGGAGAAGATAGGGGACAAGGTCGCAAGCCTAAATCTGATGAAATAGCAATGATTGAGAAAATGGATGCTACATTGGCTCCAATAACTGTTTGGCAGTCATTAGCTGCTAAAGTTGAAATAGGCGACACAATGGCAATTAAATGCTGGTTAGAGTACAGATATGGCAAGCCTAAACAATTAATAGGTTTAGTAACTGAAAATGAATCACTTGAACAAGTATTTAAAATAGGTGGAGTTGAAATAAAACTTTAATGTCAAAACAAGTATTATTTGAATCGTTCCCTAAACAGGATGAATTTCTTGAAGCTGTATTTAGTAATAATTACAACTTTATTATGTATGGAGGGAGTATCAGGGGCGGCAAAACTTTTGCTGGTTTAGGTGCTTTATTGTTACTATGTAAGATGTACCCAAAATCTAAGTGGTGTGTGGTTCGTGAAAGTTATAAGAAACTTGAACTTAATACTATTCCATCTTTTAAGAAAATATGTCCTACATCATTTATAAAGCATTTTAACCAAAGAACACAAACTGTTACTTTACAAAATGATAGTCAAATAATATTCCTATCTGAAAATTACTCTGATGACAAAGAATTGGATACGTTCAAAGGATTAGAGGTTAATGGTTTTTTACTTGAAGAAATAAACGAAATTCAATATAAAACTTTTAATAAATGCATTGAGCGAGCTGGTTCCAACTTTATTGAAAATAGACCTAAACCGATTATATTAGCAACAGCCAATCCGAGCAATAATTGGGTAAAAGAAATGGTTTATAATAAATGGAAAACTAATACTTTGCCACCAAATTGGCTTTATATTCCATCTAAAATAACTGATAATCCTTATGTTGATGCTGATTATTTAGAATCTTTAAAGTCAATGCCACGTTATGAATATGAAGTGTTTGTTGAAGGTAATTGGGATTTACAGGAACGTACAGGAGCTGAATTTTACAAGTATTTTAGTTTAGACAAGCATGTCAAAGAATGCCATTATGATCCATCTTTACCTTTACATATTAGTTGGGATGAGAACGTCAATCCTTATTTACCATGTGGAATA